CCTATAGCGAATGAGACTAGCTTCCCTAATGCTAACCCTGATGTTAATAATGGTACAGGTACTATTGTTAGTATTGGAGAATTAGCATCTAATCATACTTCTAATGGAAGTGGAGTTATAAGTATTTCTAATGGTACTGTAGGAAACTCTACTGTTACTATTAATGGAGCTGCTAATAACACTACCTATTCAGCTGGATATGGTCTATTAGTAGAAACTACTACTACTCTCAACACTTATACATTCCATAGATTAACTACAAAAGCTACTGAAGTAACAACAGTTGCTGGCAGCATTACTAACGTTAATACCGTAGCTGGGTCTATAAGTAATGTTAATGCTGTAGCTGGTAATGCTACTAATATTAATGCTGTAGCAGCAGACGCTACAGACATAGGAGCAGTAGCTGGTAAAGCAACAGAGATAGGAAGACTAGGTACAGCTGATGCTGTGTCTGATTTGAATACATTGGCTGATATCTCAAGTAATATTACAACTGTTGCAGGTATATCAGGTAATGTAACTACAGTAGCTGGAGTAAGTGCTAACGTAACTACTGTTGCTGGAATAAGTAGCAATGTAACTACAGTCGCAGGTAATAATTCTAATGTAACAACAGTAGCTTCTAACATGAGTACTGTTAATGATTTTGCAGCTAGATATAGACCAGCTACTAATAATGCTGGTGAATATGGTTCTAATAATGATGCAGGAGATTTATATTTCAATACTGAGATTAATGCACTTAAAGTTTGGAATGGTAGTGCATGGATAACTGGTGTTACAGACACAGGAGATTATGCAGTTACTACTGGTAATACATTTACTGGTAATAATGATCACAACGATGGTGTTAAAGTACGGTTTGGAACAGATGATGATCTGGAGATACACCATTCAAGTGGCAATACTCACATACATAATAAAACAGGTTTTTTAGCTATTCGATCTGATGATCTTGATCTAACTAATGCAGGTAATAATGATTTATATTTTGCTGGTACTAATGGTGGAGAAGCTGCATTATATTGGGATGGTTCACGAAAGTTACGTACGACTTCTACAGGAGGTATCCTTTCAGGTAATTGGCAGTTAACCGATAACAATAAGTTTATTTTTGGTAGTAATGACGATTTAAGTATTTACCATTCACCAAGTGATAATTTCATAGATTCTGATACTGGAACTTTACATATTCGACATAGCACTGAAAATGGAGCTAAATTTATAAAGAATGGAGCCGTAGAACTTTATTACGACAACTCAAAGAAATTTGAGACAACTTCGGTTGGCTGGACTGCTGGTACTTTATCAACTGATAGTACTGGTTCATATATGCAGTTATCTGATTCTTCATCTTATGGGTTTATAATTCAGTCAACAGCTTCTAAACCTGTAACTATTAGAACTGATGGACCGTCAATTGATTTAACACAGAAAACTTCTGGTGAATACTATATTAGATGTCTAAAAGATGCAGCCGTTGAACTTTACCATAATAATGTAAAAGTCTTTCATACAGGTACTCACGGTGTATTCGTTAAAGGGCCAGAAGGCGGAGATGCAAATTTATATCTTTATGCAGATGAAGGCGATGATAATGCTGATCAGTGGGGCTTATTAGCATCTACTGGTGGTAATTTTTATTTACGAAATTATGCATCTGGTAGTTGGGAAACAAGTATTTATTCTTCTGGTAATGGAGATGTTCAACTCTATTATGATAACTCACTGAAATTACAGACAACTAGCTATGGAATAAAGGCATCAAGTGTAAAAGTATTCGATAATGAATACTTCTATGCTGGTAACAATTCAGATCTTCAAATCTATCATAATGGAACACATTCTTACCTAGACAATAATACTGGCTCTTTAGTTATAAGAACTAATGTCGCTTCTGATGTTGGTGGTGATATTTTACTAAAACCACATGACAATGAAGATGGTATTACAATTACTCATGATGCAGGAGTAGAACTCTATTACGACGGTACAAAGAGATTAGAAACACTAAGTAGCGGTGCTAAAACGACAGGTAGCCATACTTTAACTGGTGATCTTTTGATGGATCAAGGTGATGGTCAGAAGATAAGACTTGGTGATTCACAAGATCTTCAAATCTATCATTCATCAAATATCAGCACAATAAAAGATAACTATGGTGATCTACGGATCATGGGTGATACTATAAGAATCCAAAGAAATGCTGGTGGTGAGAACTTCTTATATGCTACAGAAGGTGGAAAAACATCTCTTTACTATGATGGTACAGAGAAATTTGAGACAACTAGCACTGGAGCAACAGTTACAGGTCATTTAAAAAGTTATAAGCTTGAACCATTAGCAGATGATACGTATGATATTGGTACTAGCTCTCTTAGATGGAGAGATGGTTTCTTCCATGATGGTGTAGATCTACCAGATGAAGGTAAGTTAAAACTAGGAGATAGTGATGATCTTCAAATCTATCATTCAGGTGGTCATAACTACATACATGGGACAAATGGTCGAGTATATGTCCAAGGTGCTGGAAGAACTCAATTACAAGTAGGTGATGGCTCAACCTTTGAAAATTCAGTTGTTTGTTATCAAAATGATAGGGTAGATATCTACCACGACAACACAATAAAATTATCGACAACCACAAATGGTGTAACTGTAACGGGTGGGCTCACGTCAACAGGTTCTTCTTATTTTGAAAGTGAGATAAATTTAATTAATGGATCTACTAATTCAAGTAGATATATAGATGCTGGACTCGGAGATAATAATTCATTAGTTCTTAGAGGAACTTCTGGTGGTGATACTAATCATGAAACTTTAGCTCAATTTACTAGGAACGGAGCCGCTGAACTCTATTACGACAATTCTCGAAAGTTACGCACCACTGCAACAGGAGGGGTACTTTCTGGCAGTTGGTCGTTAACTGATGACAATAAAATGTTATTCGGGACCAGCGATGATCTTCAAATCTATCATGGTTCTGGTGCAAATACCATTGAAGGTACTGTTCCTCTTTATATAAAAGGTTCAAATATAGTTCTATATAAAGGTGGTACGACTGAGAAAATGATTGAATGTACTGGAGATGGCAGTACAGTTTTATTTAGTAATGGCTCTGCAAAAGTAACCGCAGGTGGAGATGTAACTATTGGGGCGAGTGCTCATTTACTTCCAGCTGGAGATAATTCTCAGGATTTAGGAAGTACTTCAAAACGTTGGAGAAACGTATATACAGGTGACTTACATATGTCAAATGAAGGTTCTACTAACGAGGTCGATGGAACCTGGGGTAACTATACCATTCAAGAAGGTGAGGATGACTTATTCCTTATCAATCGACGTAATGGTAAAAAATATAAATTCAATCTTACGGAGGTATCATAATGGCTTTTTATTCAGACGCAACAAGAATATTCAGTCCAATAGTAACGTATCATCATGCCTCTAATACTGGTGCAGTAGCAGGCTGGAAAACAATCAACTGGGCAACTGGATCAAATACACATAGTGGATTAACTCATAGCGGTGGTACTTTTACATGTGCTAATAGTGATTCTGCAGGTTACTACTTTATACTTTTCAACCATACACATGGTAGTGGTGCTCATGATAACTATTATCTTCGGATAGTCTCTAGTGGATTAGGTAGTCACTGTTATGTTCGGAATAGAGATGGTGATGGGCATTCAGTTGTAGCTTATACGTATCTTGCCTCATCATGGTCATTCACCTGTGATGTTCATCATGGTAATAATAACCATGCTTGTAGTAATGGAGCTAGAAACTTATCAATGATGGCTTGGAGGTTTAATAACGTTTAATTATGAGTATTCCTACAAAAAGAACAGACATCTTTATAGATATGAAAGATGTCACATGTTCCACCGATATTTGGTGGGATAAATTAACAGAACTTGCAACAGCATGTTTAAGATCTGGTAAGGCAATAGACGATGGTATAACTTTTAAATGGTATGAAAAGGATGGTGTAAATACACTAACTGCTGACAATGGTATAATTGACGTAGCAGCTTTTCAAACAGCAATTAATGCTATTAATACAACAGCTGAAGCTAGTAAAAATGCTTTTGGTGTATTAAGAGAAGATAGAACTAAGAAGCTAGCAGAAACTGATTGGTGGGGTGCTAGTGATCTTACAATGACAGATGCACAGAAGAAATACAGGCAAGATCTAAGAGATCTTCCTGCTAATACTTCTGATCCTACCAATCCAACTTGGCCTACACAACCTACTTAATAAAAACTTATCAATCATGGCAACTAAAACTTGGCAAATCAATACCCTTCAACGTGAACTATCTGATGGGTATGTAAATAAAGTTATCTACCGTGTTAACGGAGAAGATGGTACTTATTCATTCAGAGCTACTGGTGAAGTAGATCTTCCTAAGCCTGATACTCTAGTACCTTATTCTGACCTTACAGAAGCAACTGTATTAGGTTGGGTTAAAGCAAAACTAGATGCAGATAAGGCTGGAACTGTTGCAGCTATTGAAACAGCTGTAGAGAATGGTGTAAACGAACAGAAGACTCCAACGACTGGTGTTGGTAAACCTTGGTAGATATACCTAGAGCTAACCTACCTAAAGCTCTAGACATCCCTCAGATGTACTTCAGACCGCCTACAGCAGACGTTCCAGCTTATAAACCTATGATCATACCCCCAGCTGATCTAGAGCGTCCTGAGGACACTGAGGCGGAGGAAACAACAGAACAACCAGAACCACCTAGCTTAAAGATTCCGGTATTGGATATACAAATGCCAGTACCTGAAACAGCTGTAGTGGTGACAGCAGTAACAACAGCGGTGGTAGCAGTAGCTACTACCTCTATTACTCAAAC